TATAATAATAACCAATGCGTTGGAGACTTGCATAACCTAATAAATACGGACGATGCTTGGAACAGGTAAAATATTGAAAATTTGTTTTTCTTAAGGGAGCTTTTTCTTTCTTTTCTTTTTCTTTTTTACCCTTTTTTCTTTTTCTTTTCTTTCTTTTGTATTTATATAACTATTTTAAAATACTTTTTAATTAAATAATATATAATTAATAATAATATAATAAATAAAAATATAAAATACTTTATATTATAATTATCTCTTTGTACTTTCTTTTCTTTAATTACTTCTTTAGACTTGATATTTGATTGTTTAGCTTCGTTTTTAACAACTTTTATATCTTTTCTATATAAACTATTATCTTTTTTGTGTTCTTGCTTTAAAACAACGTTAAAATACGTTTTACCATTATAAGTAAATGGTTTTAAATTATCTTTTGCTTCTACTGTAAAAGTATTCAATTCATAATTAAATTTAATTTCAACATTTGAACTATCGGTTGTAGTTTTAGTTTCTACAATATTTGTTTCAACTTGTTTTTCTTGTTTTGTAATTTCTACTTTACGTGAACCACAAGACGTTAAAATTAATAAGATAAGTAAATATACTATTTTCATATGAAAGTGTCTTAAATGTCTTTATATTCGCTTTTAGCATCAAAACTTGGACAAGCTTTAACTACGCCTTTGAAATCACGATGACCTTGAACAATAGCGTTAGGAAATTGTTTTTTAGCTTGTTTGATTAAATATAATAAACTTTCTTTTTGTTTTATTGTTCGTGTATCTTTTGGTCTACCTGCTTCATCTATTCCACCAATGTAACTAAAATGTATTGATTGCGAGTTGTAACCTTTAACACCGTTTGTTACTTGTTCGTATTTTGCAAGTTCGTGAACAACACCATTTGCATCAATCAAACGATGATAACCTACAGTTTGCCATTTCAAAGTATTTTTCCAATAATTTAAAATAGCTTCTTTTTTAGTATTTGGTTGAGTTGCAGTACAATGAATTACGATGTATTTAATCTCTCTCATCATTTTTTTTATTTACCAATTCAATAGTTTTCATTATCGTATAAATAATAGAAACACACAATAAGAATATTTTAAGCGTAGCCTCTACATTAGAAAAGCTAACTGCCATCGCAAGTGAATTTAGTCCGTATAGTTTCAAATCGTTAATTGACATTTTTAGCTTTCATTAAACGTTCTACAATATTTGTAACTCCCTCAATAGTTATGTAAGAAGTTCCAATAATAACCCAATCAGTAGAAGTTATAACACCTGAGAATAAACCTACAGATGCTACAACAAAAACAGTTAGTTTTCGACTTACCCACTTGTTAAGAAATAAGTCTATTTTTTCTTTACTACTCATTGATTATTTTATCAAAAGGATATATCGAATCATTAACTACTTCATATCCTGCAAAAGTATGTTTAGGATTTTTAACCTCAATAGAGTTATCAAACTTAATTTCGTTTTCACTCATAACATCGTAATGATATCCATCAGCATAAACAGGTGCAGTTATTTCGTTAAAGTCTGCATCGTAAGTACCATTCTCTAAAACTATTAAACCTATCTCTACTATTGCCTGAATACCCTGTCCGTATTGTAAAGTAATTTCTTTATCAAGGTTTTCTACTTCTACATAAACTTTTTTAGCTAATAAGTCAGCTATAGCAGTTTCTTTGTCTGTGTATTTTAATTTATAGATATTCATTATATAGTTGTTAAAGTTGCTAATTCAGTATTAGATAAACGTGTTTTCCAAAGGGCTGCAGCACTATAAAAAGATAAAGAGTCGTTAAAACTACCCCATAAAGAATTAAACATAGTTGCATCACAAGTTGGTATTGTTGTTGCATTACTTCCTGTTCCAATTTGTACTCCATTAATATAAAAAGCATAACTTCCTGCCTTATAAGCAAAAGCTGCTTTAATTCTGCTACCTAATGTGTACGAAAAAGTTTGATAAAATAAATTTGTACTACCATTATATGATTGAGCATAAATAACACTTCCGTTTGAGCCAAATCTAATTACAAAATTTGAAGAAGTTTTTTGTATACCAAAAAAACTACCATCTAAAGGCAAAGCATTAATTTTACAATCCATAAACAAAGTTCCCTCTGTTTGTCCTATTAAACTACTTATTCCTGTTTTAGAAATAACGTCTGCATTACGAGTAACTGAACTTGCTACCGTAGGAATGTATGAAGTAGCGTAACTTCCTGCCTCTAATTGAGCACCCCAAATAAATAAACCTGAAGTACCATCTCCTGTATAGCTGTCTACATTATTACCTGTTGAAGTACTTACTCTAAACTCAAAGCCTGTAGAAAACGATGGGATAGTCATTTCTAATTTATACCATCCGTTGCCTACATTAGTTATTTTAGCAGTAGCTCCATTTTCTAAAGTACCGATAGTACCTGCATCAATGTTAAACCACGCTTTAACGTTTTGAAAAGATGCATTTACACCTCTTAAAACAACCCAATTTCTTTCTGATTTTTTAGCAAAAACTGAAAACGTATAAACTGCATTAGAAGCAACAACAGCTTTTTGTACAAGGTGATTAGCATTACTACTATTTTCTACTAATTTATCAGCAGTTAAAGTGCCATCGGGTGCAGTAGTAGCATTTGCAGTTATAGATAAATTTGATTTTATCCAACTTACATTATCAAACTGCTCAGAGTAAGTAAGTAAATTCGTTCTTTGTGGCTCTACTAAAATACTCGGACAAGTTGAATTTGTATAGTCTAATCTCGGTACATTTAATCTATCAGTTGTAGGAAAATATTCTGTTGCGGTTGAGCCTACTTCAATTTGCATACCAAAGAAATATGCTCCTGTTGTATTATTTCCTGTTAATGTTTGTCTTGGTTCTCCACTTGACCAAATTGCATTTGAAGGAGATGAAAATGGATAAGCCTCATTAGTATCAGTAGTAGCTGTATGTGTTAATTTAAACCAACCATTGCCTAAATTAGTAATTGTACTATTTACAAATGTATAGGTATTAGCATTATTTCTTAAAATAGTCCCACTATTTAAATCAAATTGAGTTCCGCTCCATCTACCTGCATTATAAATAAAACCTAAATTTACATATTGCGTTTCAGCTTTTTTTACAAAAACAGATACAGTATAATTTCCCGCTCCTTTTATAATTTCTTGAAATAAATTTGTTACACCTGTAGAAGTAATGTTTACTCTATAAGCATCTACAATTCCATTAATTGGATTTGCTATAGCATTTGCAGTTAAAGTTACATTTCCTTTTATCCAACTTGCATCTGTAAAAGTATTGCTATAAGTTAACAAATTTCTCGGAACTACTTCAATAAGCCCTGCACTATTAACTCTCGTAGCAGTAGTTGCTCTTGTTACTACCAAATCTCCACTCCCATCAGTAGGTTTTATCGAATAAAGTTTGTCTTCCTTATACCCCGATGGCGTAATAACAACAGAAGCACTATCAAATAAACTCATATATTTTCTATTAAATTAATTAAACATTGTTTTGCCTCAAACGTACCACTATCAGCAGTAACTCTCGCTATAAAATCTACTACATAATCGTATTCGTCACCTAATATTTCAGTTTCACCTGACCAACTTACAGAATAAGCAGAACCCCAACTTATATCATTTGTGATAGCACCTTGTCCCCAATATATATCGTTGTTGTTAACGCCTTGTCCCCAATCTATGTTATTTGCCATTTTCTTTTTTTGTTAAAAATAATTCTAACTTCTTTTTGTTTTCTTCTTTAGGTTTATTATAAGTACCTACCTTTTTTCTTTTTTTCATCTACAAAACCCAACTACCAAAAAAGTTATCTGTATCAGGGTACATATCCCCGTTTGAGTTTGAATTGTACTCAGGGAAAGTTGCATTGTTAAAACACATATAATCAATAAAACGTTGCGTATAGTGTTGTGCAATATCACGCTCTTTTTCTACCAAGTAATCTATTTCGTTTTTCTCTACACTTGTAGCGTTTTCCGAAGTGTGTTTAAATACTCCTTTGTTAGCTATTGTATAAGCAGCAAAAGGCAAGTATTGAACCATAGCAAAATGAATTAACATCGGTTTAATGTAATCAGTAAGCAAGTTCTTATACTTTAAATTAGCGTTTAAACTAATATCACCGCTGATAATTAACGCTTGAAACTTGTTGTATAAATCAGTTCCTAAATAGTTTTGGATTGTAATATCTTGTGCTATTTTTAAATATTGGATAAAATCATCGACATCTAAATTTCCATTTAGTATGCTAAACTTCTTTACATCTTCAGTACTTATTAATAATGCGTAAGCCATTTTCTAATTGTTTTTAGGTAAAAATCCTTTGTTAGGCATATCTATTGGTCTTTGTGAAACTAAAGCAGCGTTCTTAATTGTATATCCGTATGCTTCAGCTTTTGCACCTGCTATTATTCTTGCTTTAGGTGAATTAACATCAATGTTTACACCTTCAAAACTTGCATAAACTTGTTTGTTCCATCTATGGTGACAAGCACCACCGCCTTTGTATAACCATATTGAATAGGTATCAGCTCCACGTGGTCCCCAACCTTTGTTAACCGCTTGTTCCGACATTCTTATAATATCTTCTTTACGATAAATCTTATCAGCTTCAGTCATCTTTTTGCAAAACAATCTACTTTTAGCATTTGTTTCACCCGCATAAACGTAACGTGTTATAAAACGTATTCCGTCAATGTTTTCGTCTTGCTCACTTTTAGCGTTTGGTCTTGCAGAACCGGTACTTACAAAATTGTAAACTTTGCTTAATAAACTTTGCTTTGTTTCTTTATTTAATAATTCATTTTCTGCATCGTCCGCATCGTAATCTACTTCGCTTTCGTCAATCAACAACCATTTTTCGTTAGGTGTTTCTCCTAAATCTATTAAGTCATTTGCTACTTCATCGTCTAAAGTATTGTCGCTTGAACAACATACCTCGTGTGAAGCCATTTTAACGCCTGTTTCTTCTTCGTTCGTTTCCGCGTTAAGTGTATTTACATCTATAAAATCAAGTGGTTGTATTGTCTTAAAATATAGGTTTAAAGCGATTCCGTTTACTGCTAATATTTCATCTAACGCTTCAATGATTTCTAATTGATATGGTCTAATAACAATATTGTCAAATAAACGTGTTGCAGTTTCTATTTCATCTGCATTGTTACCTAAACCGCCACCTGTGTCACGAATACCTAAAAGCATTGGTGAAGTAACTCTATGTCCTACAATTAACTTCTCAAAACATTCAGTACTTAAATACTGATAATGTGCAGGAGCTTCGTTTAATGGAATATCGTCAACTGTAGTTTTGTTTTCTGCACTTGCGTTAAAAGATACAATTACCTTGTCGCCTTTGCTTCCTGTTAATTTACGTTTAACTTCGTTTGCTACTTCTTGACGCTTTTCTTCAGGTGGTATGTTATTGTTAAAGTTAATTACTTTAGTACCGCTAAAACCATTCATAACGTCGTTAATCAAGTAATCGGAAATCTCTTGCTCTAAAGTTGCGTAAGGTAAAGCACCCGAATAATCTATTGGAGTATAATAATGATAACCCGAAACGTATGGTTTAATAACGTATAATTCAACTTCTTTTCCGTTACCAAATTTAAAAGCAGGTATGCGTTTTAATACATCACCATTTTTATATTTTGCCCAATCAGGGTGATAAAACCAAGCTTCAATTTCGCCTTTGTCGTTACATTTTTCTGCTCTTAACGTGTGCATTGGAAAATGTTCAACTGATTTAACTTTACCATTGAAGTAAATAACCTGCATTGCAGCCATTCCAAGTAACTTACGTTCTAAAGCAACTTTACGCAAACAATCCTTTTTTACAATAGACATCATTTGTGCATACTCGTTTGGCTTACGATTTGAATCAGTAGCATCGATTCCTTTTCCATAAATCATATTAGCAACACCTGTTATAATAGCGTGATTTGTATTTGAATACAAAAATCTATCAATAAGGTATTGAAAATAGTTGTTATCTACGCCGTATTCAACGAACTCTTTGTTTTTAGATTCAGTTATAGTTGGAGAATTATAAGCGCTTAAACTTAAAATGTGTACGTTATCCATAAATTATAAATTCATTATCTGAAGTTCTTTGCGTGTAAACGTTTTTGTTTATACTAAATTCTTCAATTATTTGGTTTGTGCAAAATATTTTATCTCTATAAACTACATCAGTACCATTTAAAATAGTCAAATTGTAGAATTTGTTTTCTATTATCGGAAATACCAAATTAGTAACTGCGTAATATTTATCAATCGAAAATACGCACCCGATAGTTTCTTCTGTATTTGCTTCTTCATCTCTTAAAACAATAGCATCAGCTTCTAAACCATCAATAGTGGCGTAAAGATTTTGTGACGTTCCTTGTTCTTTTAAAATTATCATTCTTTTTATTTTAAAAATTAAAATTTTATGATTTTGTTTTTTCAAAAAAAAATATTATATTTACAAAAATAATAATTATGAAAATTTGTACAAATTGTAATGTAAAAAAAGAATTAAATTTATTTTATAGTGCCCCTAATTCTCGCTCTAAAGATGGTTTGTTTAGTTATTGTAAAGAATGTATGAAACAAAACAGAAAAGAAAGTTATTTAAAAAATAAAGAACATACTTTAATAATAAATAAAAAATGGCGAGCAAATAACAAAGAAAAAATACAAAAATATTGTGAAGATAATAAAGATAAAGTAAAAGAAAGAAATCAAAACAATAGAAAACAAAGATGGTTTGATAAATATTTAAAAAATAAAATTGAAATAGATAAATATTTTAATAATATAAAAATTACAAAAGATAACGTTGAACAATATGTTAGAAAATATAATACACATAAAACAAATTTAAAAAGAAAAGAAATTACTAAAGTTTGGTTTAACAAAAACGAAGAATATTTAAAAATATATTATAATGAAAACAAAGAAAAAATGATTAAACAAATGGTAACTAATAATAAAAAAAGATTAAAAACTGATGCTATTTTTAAATTTAAATGTAATGTTAGATGTTTAATCAAAGGTTCTTTTAAACGTGGTAAAAATCAATTTCAAAAAAATGCTAAAACAGAAAAAATTTTAGGATGTACTATTGAAGAATTTAGAATTTATATTGAAGATAAATTTACTGAAGGTATGACTATTGAAAATCACGGTGAATGGCATTTAGACCATATTACACCTTTAGCAAGTGCTACAACAGAAGAAGAAATAATAAAATTAAATCACTATACAAATTTTCAACCTTTATGGGCATTAGATAATTTAAGCAAGGGTTCAAAAAACATATAAAACAAAAAAAGGGTAACTAAAAAGCTACCCTTAATTAAATTTAAAGTTGATTATTAAGAACCAACAACTACAGTGAATCCTGCAGCAGTAAGTGTGTCACCAATAAAGTTAGCAGGTACTTGTTCTTGCCCTGTTAGCGTTAATGTGTAACCACTTAAATCACCCATAGCACCACCGGTTACGATAGTACCACCTGTAACATCCATTCCGTGGTCTAAACCTGCATAGAAGAAATTTCCGTTGTTATCTTCTACGATAACTTGTGGACGCCCGTAAGCCATTAATTTCAATTCTTTGTGGTCTTTAACTGTTAACTTTTTGAAAGTCAACTCTAATACTTGCTCGAAAAATGTTGTACCATTCTCACGTGAGCTATTTACGTTTTGTGTAAATGTAGAAGCACCTTTTAAATCGTATTTGTAAGCAGTTGGAGTTCCTGTAACAGCATCGATTACATCGGTATTTGTAGCATCGTAAGTATAACCTGTTGCGTCTCCGTAATTAACGAAATAAACCGCTTTTAAGCCACCTACTGAATCTTTACATACTTCTAATCTTCCACTTGATAAATCACAAGCCATATGTATATATTTTTATTAGTTAATTAAAAAAAAGGGTGGCGTTTATTTCACCACCCCTTGAAGTTTAGTTTGCTTAAAATTAAGCAGGAGTGTAAAGAACTATGTCAGAACCGATTCCGTATTGAACACCTGCAGTAAATCTCATTACGATTCTTACATTTTGTGAACCATCGATGTCAGCCATATCAATCACTTTCACTTCGTTATGATCAGATAATAAACCTGTTCCGAAATATAAGTTAGATTTTTCAGCAGCCATCATATAGTTATTAGCCAATCCGTTTGCAACAAATATTTTAACTCCGTCAAAAGTTAAACTTCCGTTGTTAAACCATTGTGTACCCATTGTGTTAGTACCATTAGCACCTAAACCTGAAGCAGCAAAACCACCTAAAGCACGAACGTATGCACGAGCAACGTTTTGAGATACATAGATATATAAATCTTCTTTTCCGTATAAAGCAGCAGGAATAGCGTCAACTACTTTTCCTAATTCAGCAATAACGTTAGCCGCAGTGATAGCAGTACCAACTACGTCGATAACAGTTGCATCAGCAGTAGCTAAAGTAACGAATCCGTCAAATTGTCCTGCAGTAGCAGTAGCACCTCTCCAAATTGATACTTCGTTGTTTTGAGCAGCTTTAGCAGCAACGTGCGCTAATAAAAAATCTTGAAAAGAAGGTGGCATTGAATCGAATGCAGAATAACCCATTTCAATCGCTTCCCAATCGCTGCGGAAGTCTTTTTTACACAATTGTAGGTTAATTTGGAATTCCTCAGGGGTGATGATTCTTTCAGTTAAAGTAACTGTAGAAGTTGCATCGAAATCACAAGTAGCATCTTTAACTAAATCGTTAGTTGCTAATTTTTTAATTACTTCTTTAAAAGCAATGTTTGGTTTTACTTCAATACCACCGTTTTCGATAGTAGAGGCAGACAATAAAGCAGCAGAAATATATTTCCCTGCAAACTGACCTGCATAAGTAGTTGTAATAGAAGTTGTAGTCGCCATTTTTTAATTATTTAAAGTTTGAAATTTTGTTTAATACAGAATCAAAAGTTGTTTTTGTTCTATTTTGTGAGAAAGTATGTAATTCTCTTTTAGTTGTAGCTTCAGGGTTGTGTGTTAAAGGCTCAGCAGATAATTCTACTTCTTTAACTTCAACTTTAGCTAATTTTAATTCTTCGATTTCTTTTCTTAAAGATTCGATTTCAGCAAAGAACATTTCTTTAGTAACTGATTCAATTACTCTTTTAGGTTCTTTTACTTCGGTCATTTCTTGCTCTACTTCAACTTCTACTTCAGCAGGTGCTTCTTCAGCAACCGGTGCTTCCATTTCTTTGATTTCAGCAATAATACCTTCTTCGGCTACGATTAAAATCATACCATCTTCTAACTTGTATTCTCCAACAGGTAAAGCAATTCTGTCTTCTTCGTTTACGATGAAAACACTTGCACCTGCTTCAAATACTTCAGCTTCGATAATAGTACCATTCTCTAAAGCCATTTGAGCAAGTTTTACTTCCATTCCCAATAAGGTTTTGATTTGGTTAATTACGTTCGACATTTGATTTTTGTTTTAAAATTAATATTATAAATATTTGTTACATTTTTAACAATTAGTTACTTATTCTTACGATAGTTCTCGGCTCGTTAACATTGTTAATCAATGATTCACCACCTTGTGAAAGTGTAGCACCAATTCCTTGATTTTGTAAATCACCATTACAACATTCTTTACTGTAGGTACTGTCTGCACATAGACAAC